TTATACTAGTTGTTGACGCAATCGAAGTAGAATTTTCTTTTCCAGGCGGCTGACCTGCACCTGACTGATCCCAAGCTCAGCCGCCACCTGCGTCTGCGTCATGTCCTCGTAATAACGCAGACGGATCAGTTTGCGTTCCTTGTCGCTCAACGTATCAAGAAGCTGTTCCAGCAAAACATGATTGATCACATGCTCTTTTTCTGCATCAACTCCGGAGTCTGTTTCTCCGGTATTGGCTCTTGCAACTGCTGTTCTTGACACATAACCGACACTTGCATTCTCCCCGGCAACCACCTGATCGATCAGGCAGATCTCTTTGCCCTCCGGCTGATAGACCGGACGATAGATAGAGTCCACATCCCTGTTTGCCTCGATTGCCACTGCGATCTCCTCCGGTGCCAGCTCGGTTGCAGCCGCAATCTCATCAACCGTCGCCTGCCGTCCAAGCTCCTGCCCCAGCCGCTGCGCTGCCACTTTGATTTTCCATCCGTTCTCTTTCATGGTACGACTGATCTTTATCATTCCGTCATCCCGCATAAACCGCTTTATCTCCCCCATGATCATGGGCATGGCATTATGTTTATGCTAAAATTTTTTTAACTGAATTTCGATATTTCCATTGACTATTACGATTTTATCTATTATAGTCTTTAATATCATATTTTTATGTTTTTTGTCGGTGTACTTCCATACATCGGCAATTTTTTTTATATTTTCGTAAACAAATTCTTTTTTCTGACTATTGGCATTGTTTTTTTCTTCGTCAGATATATTTTTTTTCGTTTTTTCTATTTGAGACTCTAAATCTTTGATCATTTCGATTACAGTATCATTACCATCGGCATATAGAGCGTAAAGTCTTTTTAACCTTTTTTTATCTTTTTTTAATTGAAATCTCATAATATCAAGTTTGGTTTCTTTTTCTTTTGGCTTATACGAAGAAAGGTCAAGCGATATGCGTATTATTTCTTTCTCGACTTGCTCCTCAATTTCGTCCGACCACTCTATTGAATTATCGCAATTTTCATCATAATTAGGTATGTACGACAAATCTTTACTCCTTGAACAACAGTATATCTTATGCTTTCCGTGCGTCCATTTTTGATATCTCATTTTGCATCCACAAACACCGCAATAACAAAGACCTGTCAAAAGATTTGGCTCCGTTTGACAACAAATTTTTGACTTACTTCGTGTCTTCCTCATTTCTTGCGCTAATTCAAATTTTTCTTGGTCAAAAATCGGAGTATGTCTACCTTGATAGATATTACCCTTGTATGGTATTTTTCCGATGTTTACTACGCTAGTTAGTATGCTTTTTACTACCGGCTCCGACTTAAACCCTAACATATTTTTTATTTTAACATCAGAGTAACCGTCCAAGAATAAATCCAGAGCTTTTTGTGCCTTATCAGCTTTTTCGGGAATGGGAACCAAAATTCCGCTATTTTTATCATACGAATAGCAGTATGGCAAATTTCCTCCTCCCATCCAATATCCTTGCTTCACTCGCTCCAACATACCTCCACGCATTCTAAGCATCATGGTGTTTTTATCAAGCTGAGCGAATACTGCCATCATCTGCGTATATGCCTGCTCCATAGGGCTGTCATAACTTACCGAGTCATGAACGCATTCAAATCTCACATTGTTCGGCTGAAAGACTCTCTCAATCAAATACAATCCATCAATCATACTCCTTGACAAGCGGTCTAACTTAAAAGCAACTACACATTCAACCCTTTTTCTTGTGCAATCGTTTACTAACCTTTGTAATTCCGGTCTGTCCATATTTGATCCGGTATATCCATCATCAACATACCAATCATCAATAATCATCCCATTTTTTCTGCAATGATTCTTAATATCTCTTATCTGACTATCTAGTCCGTTTCCCTCCTCTGCTTGCTTTTCTGTTGATACTCTTATATACGCTACGCATTTCATAATTATCCCTCCAAAAAATTAGAATGCGCCGTATTTATCACATACAGCACATTCTACTAGCCTTAGTTCTGATTGTCAATTACCTCTGCAATAAGTTTAACAGTGCCTTCCGGTAATTCTATTTCGGAAATATCTACTTCTTCTCCGTCTATAGTTACTTTAACCATTAAATCCCCTCCAGCCTGTTTATTTTGTTTTTAATTTTTTGTATTCTTCTATTTACCGTTCTTTCACAAACGGAAATTTCCAACGATATTTCAGTTATTGTTTTCCCTTTAGACAAAAGGTCGAAAACAATCTGTTCATCTTCTGTTAAATTGGCGTTTTCAAGTATCTCTTCAAGTTCTGGCTTAGTAAGTTTCGACAACTTCATAAGCCAATCTCCTATTATTTTTTTAATTTCTCTGATTTATCACTATCTTCTTTCTTTTTCTGCCATTCTTCTTCCAGTTTCAAAGCGTGATACACAGTGACGTACATTTTCGTATCATTTCCGCTTAAATCCAAAAGAATCGGTGCTATGAATTTCCATATTTCTTTAGGATCGGCCATTTCTTCATCCCACCTCCCTCTACTATTCCAATTGCGCGGTACTGCTGCACCTCTTCCAGTGCATTGATTGCAACTGTAAGCGCTTCTATTCCATCTGGCAAGGCTCCGTTTTTAATCTGAATTCGCAAATCTCTTTTTAATATTTTCTTTGCTTCACTCTCTGTCATATTATGCCTCGCTTTCTAATAACTCTGGATTGTCAAAAATGTTGCCGATAACTTCATCCTGTTGTAAATTCCAACGCATAGACTTAGAATATGTGAAGATAGGAGGTTGATATTCAATGAAATCAATTCTTGTTCCACCCCAATCGTATTTAACAATATCATTCTCCCAAACCCACTTGCCATTCTTGTCTTTCAAGCCTGTGCATTGACAGATGGTAGATGAGTCTACTTCAATCATATCGGGAACATCATTTGTCATCCCCCACAGAATATATCTCTTTTCCCAAATTCCATATAAATAACCTTGCACCCATTCTCCGTTGTCAATCCTCTTTGCCTTAAATAAATATCTATCTTCCATATCTTTCTGATTCCTCCAGAATTTTCTTGGCTTTAGCAATGTGTTCATTACATTTTTCATATAATAAATCTATTATATGAAAAATAAAATCTATTACCAAAAGATGAAATCTAAATCTAACTTCATTCATTTTTATACCTCCTATTCTGCTTCTGATTGAAGCCACTTTAATGTGCATTTATAACAATTTCTTTTCATCTCGCCATTACATTTGCACTCTTTGTTAAAACCTAAATCATACTCTGCCGGACACATAATAGATACTGCCAACTCTTCATCCGACATATTCCTTATCCTGTCGGCATTGGTCTGTTTATCATTCATTTTCAATCCACCTCCACTTCGTCCAATAAACTAATAACACAATCTTTACACAACTGCCTACCGTCAAATTCGTACAGCTTTTCTTCCTCTCCGCATCTATCGCAGTAGCAATGCGGCACTCTGCGGTTAGGGCATCCATCACCGATGCAAACCGTATCGCAATGCAGGCATTCATCTTCATACTTTACCATGATCTTTTAGCCCCCATATCATAAATACTCCTTGCTGTTTTAATTTTTCTCTTGCCTTTTTAGTATTTTCGGAATTTGCAGTTTCTAAGCATTTTTGATAATGCGTTTCGCAAATCTTGTATCCGGGCTTTATCGGATTGCTGCAAAAAGCGCAAAGTCCCAAAGTGTGACGCTCCGATTTTCTCGGCTTTGCATAAAACCCGCTTTTAATCCTACGCTGTTCAATTCGTTTAGCACGACATATACTGCAAAACCTCATTCCGTTTTCGGCAGGTCTTTTTTTGCAGTTAGGGCAAATGCCGGCATCTATCAGTTCGTGGTATCTTTTGTTCTGCGAAATGTTGTGCTGCGTTGAAATTTTATCTCCATTCCTTTCTCTTGCCTTTTGCATCCATTCCGCTTTTTTAGCTCTGCATTCCGGGCAATTCTTTTCTTCTCCAAAAATCTTATTTTTTCCGCATATAGGACATATCCCGTGTTCTTTATACCATTTTCGTGATTCATTTTCGTATTTCTTATGCTTTTCGTTGCAAGAAATACAAATGGAACCTTTTCTGTCCAATGGCTTTCCGCATTTTCCGCAAAGACCCTGTTCAACTCTTCTTTTGTAAAGCGATTTCACAGCTTCACAATGCTTCGTCGACATATTATCCCTCCTGTCTCCTAATAGCGTTTATCAACTCATACATATTTTCTTTAGCAATCCTATCTCTCACGCTTTCTTCCGGGAACGGCAATACAAAAGACCTCTCCTTGATACGGTTCACAATACGATCATCGTATCCAAGACTTTCTATTCCGGAATTGCTGGTGTAAATCGTCACCTTTTTATCCATATAGCGTGAATTGATCACTTGATAAAATCTTTCGCTTATCCAAGCCTTGCTACCCTGTTCCACGTCAAAATCGTCAATAATCAGCACTTCCGTTGTGGATAACTGGTTAATCAGCTCGCTTTCACTCTGGTACTCTGAATTTTTATCCCAGCTTTTCTTGATTTCTGCCAGAATTTGCAGGGAGGTAGCAAATTTAACCTGTACGCCCTTGTCCATCAATTCATTAGCAAGACTAACCGCCATTCTCGTTTTTCCGCTCCCTTTAGTTTGCGAATAAATGTACAGCCCTTTCCCTTGCCCTTTTAAGACGTTAAAATTGTTTAGGTAATAGTTTATGCCTTTAACAGCGTTTCGTGCCGCATTTTGGCAATTAGGGCTATTGTAGGCGGTAATATCAAAACTGCTGATGCGTAATTTGCTAAAATTCGATGGCAAATTAGCAAATCGCATCCGATTTTCTTCAATCTGCCTCCTGCGGATACCACACTTACACTCCCGGCAGAATGTGTAACCGTCTTTCTCATATTCTTCCCACCCAGTATCGTTACATACCGGGCAGGAATGCTTTGGTTCTTCATCAATGTGCCTCTCGGAAGAATTTCTCATAATCTGAATATCCGCCATCACTTTGTCTATTGTCCTGTCTATTACATCCATTACTGCCTCCCTTGTAATTCTTGTCCAGATAATCAACAAACGGTGTGGCAGCACTAAGAAATGTCGTTCCGTGCTTTATGTACTCCGTAGGCGTGCCTTTCTTTTTGCATTCATCCGCATAATTTCTGACGGCTTCTAAAAGCTCCGCCTCGGAATAACCGCTGTTCACTCTGGCACAATAATACTCATATGCCTTACCCTTGTTGATTTTCCGTGGGTAAATTTTCCAAAACTCCTCAAATGCACATACATATTTATTTTTTTCTTTATTTCTTTTATTCTTTATTTCTTTTATATAATAAGAAGGTTCACCGTTTAGTGTCTCACTTGTGTCCCACTCGTGTCTCACTCGTGTCTCACTTTGTGTCTCACTTCCTTGGAAGTGTTCCCAGTTAAGCACCGTAATTAGGGTGTTTTTTGAAGATTTCTGTGTCTCAATTTGTGTCTCGATTTCAAACTTTTTTAAAATCCTTTCAATTTTGCTTTTATTTATGTTCAAGTCACCTGCGATTTTTCTTGTCGATGTAATCAGCTGACCTTTTTTCAAAAAAATCTCTTCTCCCTTGAAAATGACTCTTTTTTCTTCATAATTCGCTTCGGTCAGCAAATAGCACCAGACGTAAAAGTATTCTGCGTCTTTCGTGCATATCGGATTGTCAAAAATCTGCCTGTGAAATTTAAACCAACCAGTGTGCATTAGTCATCACCAACCTAACCTACCGCCATAGAATATCCGCTTTCTCCATAATCCCAATCGCTGTTTTTGCAACGGTACATATTTTTTAATTGCGGATTATATCCATCAATCTTGTTCAAATCGCCATTTATAGTTTCTTTTATGAATTTTTTTAATGCCTTAGTTGCATTTTCTGGTAAAAATAAATGTTCGTATGTCATAAAACCTTTTATATACAGACAACCGTTTGATAATACAGTGTAAAATGCAGTCATTTTTCTTCCGTCTACATTTCTTATGTAGTACCAAGCAAATGTTTCCACTGGTTCCATATCTTTAGCAAGTATAACGTCGTGCGTATCCAGAAATTTTTTTGCTTCTACATCAGCCATTTTCCTGTCAAAAAAAACGGTATTTCCAATTTGTGAAGAAGTAACCGTATCACCACCGCCGTTTTCTAAATTACGCATATGATATCCTGTTTCTTCTCTATTTTTTCCGATAGAATATGAGCTTTTGCACTGCAAAGAAAGTACATCTCCTTTTAATACACGGAAAACAATCTCTCCATTTTTTATGATTTCACTTTGGAGTTTCTCCTCTTTTTCTTCCTTTAGTAAATCCATTAAATTCATTTGACCATCACAGGAGTAATTATCTAAAACCATATATGCCTCCATTTACTGTCTCAAAACTTCTTTCATTCTCTCTGCCATATCAATTACGCCTAGAGAAAACAATACTGATTTCAAACTTTCCATTCTGATTTCATCATCATCTTTACTGTCAGATAAAATATCAGCCATATTTTCGGTGACACTTTTGATAGCCAACAATGCATTGTGGTCAATTGTGCTTTCGTCGATTTTCATTTCGAATCACCTACTTTCACACAATCACTTTCAAGCATATCTGCCTTGATTAACTCATAAACAATATCAAGATATGTCCTATGGTCTCGGTATCTGCAATTTGCGTCTTTGTGTATTCTTGGGTCGTTCCGTTTCCACTCGTTCACGTCAAATATTGCTGGACTAACGAATAGCATTTTGCACCCCCTTGAAACGCAAAGATAATAGCAACCTTGCTTACCATACTCACCTTTGCACTTCTTGAAGACGAATTTTTCAAACTCTTTGGCTTTAACTTTCGGAATTAGCATTGTTTTTCACCCACTTTCAATAAATCCATAAACTTCTCATACTGCCTTTGGGAAATTTTGTTGTTCTTTTTATCCTCTCTAATTTCGATTTTAAGGTGCTTTTCTGCGATAGATGATAATTCCCTCGCTAAGTTCTTTTCTCCCTGTTTTAAACCGTCTCTGTATCCCTTTGGGGGCTTAAACTCATTTATCTTTTCCTTGCCCTCTCCTTGACCGCCTGCTGTTTTGTTATACCGGCACTGATAACCTCTTTTCGTGTACTCCAAAATCCAATACTGCTCCATTTTGTCAAGATCTGATTTTGGATAGTTTATAAAATTTAGTTTCCATCCATAAGGGTTTTCCTCACTGGAAAACCCTCTTTTCTTGATGGAAAGGTCAATATGCTGATACCCTGTCAAGTGACCACACATTCTCTGGATGATGTTCACCGCCTGCCCGATGTAAAAATACGAAATATCGTTTTCATCCGTTCTGGTAAGGAAGTAAATACCGCTACGGTCATTCAACTTAGGGCTTACTTTCAGAAGACGTTCACGGTTCTTCTTCTCGATAGCTTTGATTTTTGCTATGTTTTTATACTGACTCATTCCGAAGCTCCTTTCAGATTATCTGTAACTTCTCTTCATAGCTTTTATGCTCCCGAAAAAAATCACTCCTCCTCGATGTGATTTTTGATACTTTCAAGAATTTCCAAAAGGGCGTCCCGTGATTCCTTTTTGATTTCATTTTCGCTCATAAGACCTCTTTTATAAGCTCTTTCCACCATTTCTTTTGCTTCGTCTTTTCCGTAATTTTCAGTCAGACTTTCAATCATACCTTTTGTAAGTGCTGAAAACTCCGCCATAATAATTGTAGTTGTCCCGCTGATTTCAACTTCTCCAATATTTGATTTAATCATAATTTTTTACCTCCTAAAATTTAATTTTTTATGCTTCACTTTTTAAAAACTCAATAATTCTAGGTACGCAAATGCCCTCCGCGCCGCTGCAGCTGTCGCAATCTTCATCACAGGAAACGAATTTAGCCGTTCCCTCTGATACACTGTAAAGAAACTCCGCCATCTCTTCTACTGACATTCCCTTAATTCTTTGAAATTCTGTCATTTTCATTCTCCTTTCGCCTCCTTAACAATATTTTTAAATTCCTCTTTTGAAACACCGAATATTTCTATATATTCATAACCCGGTGCATATAATACACTTATTCCATCTTCGTAATATATTTCTATTCGATAGTCATTTACAAGAGATGGCGTATCAAACATCTGTATTCCATCTTTGAATTTATCTTTTAAAAAATTGATCAGCTTTTCTATTCTCAAAATGGCGGTTCATCTCCTTTCCTTAAAACCCATTCCTTGTTACGCTCTGCAACATCTACATTCACCGCAGGAGCAACTTTTTTCATCTTCTCGATAAAACTATCACCATCGGAATTTTCACTTGATAAATGGCACATTATGACATTATGTAGGTGGTCTGAATAATTCGCCTTAACAAAATCACAAGCTGCGTCAATGGATAAGTGACCTCTGAAAACGTGATTGTTTTTAGCCGGATTGCTCCAGTCAACCATATCTTTGTCGTAATTGACACCAAGAAGAATATGGTCAATATCCTTAAATTTCCATTTGATAACTTCGCAATCGGTTATGTAAAGTAATCTTCCCATCTCTTTGTGAGTAATCAGAAATCCATATATCGGGCAAGGTGTTCCATTTGCATCTGTGTGTGTCCAGTTTCCGTCAATCGTTGTTAAATCAAAATGTTTTACTGTAAAATAAGAATTTGCTAGAAACTGGTTCATAAGCAAGGTTTCATATGGCTTACATATTGGAATACCCATAGCTTCAAAATCTTTTACTGACTTGCTATGATCTGCATGAACGTGACTGACTATGCATCCAACCACATTTCTTATGTTCCAATTCAAGCCTTTTTTAATCTCCTTAATCGGTATTCCACAATCAAGGATAAGTGTTTCTCCGCTGTTGGAAGTTAGCGTATAGCAATTTCCGGCTGACGATGAACCTAAGCATTTTAATCTCATACTCACACCTCAATTTCATCATCCTGTGGGAATTGGAAACAAAAATTTTGATGATTTTTAAATTTAATATCCGCTAACCGGTTATCAATAGATACACGAATAATTTCTGTTCTATATCTCTTAAAAGCTTCTATTAAATCATCTGTCGGCTCAACATTTTGAAATACAACAACATTTTCCGCATACGCTTTTCTAAGCATTTCCATAGCCTGAACCGCCTTTTCTTCGGTTGAATATGTGGCTATCTTTGTACCTTTGCAACCACCAGTAGACGGAACAATCTTTATTACACGTCCATCCATATAGTCAATAAACAAAGTGATGTTTTCGTATGGATAATCGCATTTTCCATCCTGTGATATAATCCTCATACTACGCCTCCTCCACTTTCATAAATTCCGGCAAATCATCGTTTTCTTCTGCCACTGCATCGTCAACATCGGTCGCAACGCTGTCGATAACGTCTGATTCATCGAAATCAACGCTGTTGGCGTTCTGCTCAACATCGTATTCAACATCTTTCTCAATCATTTCCTGCTCACTGACAACATTCAAATCGTCAATATCGCTCTCTGTGCCGGTATGCGAATTGTTGATATATTTCAGAAGCCGGTTTTTCACTGTTTTCATTGCCATCTGATCCGGAAACTTCTGGTGAGTGCCATTTCCATTCTCTTTGTATCCGTACCCCTGTTGCCAAGCCTGCTTAATCTGATCCATCGTCATTACTTCCGAAATAATTTCCCCGTCATCCATAACAGCCACGGCATAAGCACCAATGATATTATCGTTGTTGATATTCTCAAAATACTGCTCGTGAGAATCAATCATAGTCTTTGCGTTTTCTTTATGAAATTTGAAGATATCACCTTTGTAAATCACAGAAGCATTGATATCTTTCAGCCCAAAACGTCTAGCAATGCAGGTGTTTCCGTAAACGGAACGCTGACATTGTAACTTGCCACCGTATGCCACCGGATAACACTGTTTCTTTCTCATAGAAAGACCGTCAGTGACCATTTCAATAAGGGCATTTTCGATACTTGCTCTGCTGCAACTCTGTAAAACAGGCTTTTTATTTCTGTCAGTAGTCTCCTGCAAAATAAGCATTGCCGACATAAACTCATTGGTATAGTTGTAATCTTTAGGGAACGTCAAGCCGAATTGCTCTTTCTGCTTGATCTTTACGACCATTCCCTCTGTGAAATCTTTTGCAACCAGTTCTTTGCTTTCTGCTTCTTTAATTTCTGTATTCTCCATAGTCATTCCTCGCTTTCAAATAATTTTTTTACATATAAATCCATTGAATAACAAAGTTTTACGCAATTTCCGTGTAATGCATGATTTTTCCAAGAATTGTACTTCTCATAAAACTTCTTTTCTGTCATTCTTCCAGATTTCACAAGCTTTACCCATGTTCTTACTCTTTTGCGGATTTTACGTTTATTCGATCCTGTAAGTTTTCTTATGTATTTTCCGTCATTCGTAATGTAATGATGAAAACCGGTAAACAGTATCCCGTTTTTAAACGGCAATATTTGCGTTTTTCCATTCAGCGACAATCCGAGGCTTGCAACAAATTCTTTTATGCAATCAAGGGACCACGTCAAATATCCCTTATCTTGGTGGATTAAGTAAAAATCGTCCATATATCGTCCGTATAGTTTTATACCTAATTCTCCGGTAATAAAACGATCTAACCCGTTAAGCATCAACAACGCATAAACCTGTGCAACTTGGTTTCCAAGCGGAAGTCCCAAACCATCAGTGCTGTCTATAAACAAATGATTTAGCCACTTCACATACTCGTCCGGGAAATGATAGTCTACAATGTCTTTTAGGACATCGTGATCTATCTTGTAAAAAAACTTCGTAATATCACATTTAAGAATCCAACCATTAAGACCATTTACTTTGTAAAAATCAAGCATTTGATCTCTTAGACAATTCATTCCGAAATGAGTCCCTTTTCCTTTCTGCCCTGCATAATTGGTTTTGATAAACTCGCTTTCCAATCTCGGATACAATATGTTGTCGCACAGACAATGTTGAACAACTTTATCCTTAAAAGAACACGATTTAATCACTCTCTCCTTAGGTTCATAGACCTTAAATTCATTGTACGGATTCATCCGGTATGTCTGATTTTCAAGCTGTTCTTTTAAAAGATGCAGTCCCTCAAGGCTCATTGTCTGAAATTTTGCACTGCTGCCATTGAATTTTTTACCGCATTTAGCTTTCTTATAAGCCTTATACAGATTTTCATAATCACAAATAATATCTTTATCCATAGTAAAAATTCCTTTGTATTTATCCTTTTAGGAAAGGATGCGCACTTTTTTGTATCTTTTTCCGATTTCGGCTTACTGCCTACTCTAACTGTCTGTGTGATACAGAATGGGCGAACACCGTTGTTGTTATTGTAGTTCCTTTTGTTGATATTGCCGGACGAAGCAACAACGGTTTATACAGTGCGCAACCTAATAAATTTATCTTTCTTTATCCTTAGTTCTCCAAGCAATCGCCATATGCTTAATGTCAGAAACCATCTTCGACCAATATTCCATGCTTTTTGCATTTATGATGTTTAGTTTCATTGATAATTCAATGTAAAACAAAAGTTCGTCACAATGCGTTATTGCTTTGGTTTGAAGCTCCGACCGCTCCCTGCGATACAACTTCAAATCCGTTCGATTCGATTCATACAGATACTCATAGATTTCAAGTGCTTTATTTTGCATTTTATCCACAAGAGAAAATCTGTATTTCTTCGGATATCTATTGCAGTTTGAAGTTATCCGCAGTGTATGTTCAGCAAGGTCTTTTGCTTTCAAGATTACCTTTAATTCCGTTCCAGCCATTTAATTACTCCTCTGATTCAAAGATTGAAGAAGAAAAGATACAAAACGGGCGAACACCGATGCTGCCATCGCGAACACCGATGCCGAAATTGCCGGACGAAGCAACAACGGTAACCAAATATTCATAATCGTTGCAAGGTGTACTCCAAGGAGTAATAAGCCACCACCAATTTTCCTCATTTGGAATAAGACTTCGATATTTCCTGTATTCATCTACAGTAAGAAGAGAAATAAAATCCTCGCACTTTTCATATTCAGTCTGACCGTCCAGAGATAACAGATCTCTTTCAAACTTAACGATATTTTCTTCTCCAACTTCATCGGATATCTTTTTGAGAAAATCTCCATTCAAATATTCTCTTAAACTGCTCGATTTCCAGTCGCTAGAAGAATCGTCAAACTTCATACATTCTTCCAAAATTTCACAAAGGCAAGAATAACCCTTGTCTGTAATGTCAATAATCTTCCAGTCAAGACCTGCGATTTTAAAAGTGTCTCCGATTTTAAGACCGGAATGGATTTTAGAAACACTTTTCTCCGCTTTCAAAATAGCAACCTCATTTCTAAGTTCGCTGATCTGCTCCTGTAAAATTTTCATTGTTAAATTAGCCATAATCATTCTCCTTTCGATACAAAGATATTAGATTTTAAGATACAAAATGGGCGAACACCGCCGACGTCATAGTAGCCCCTAGTGCTGATAAAGCCGGACGAAGCAACAACGGCGATTGAATACTCCCATCCTCTTTCAGCAGTAGACCAAGGCGTGCAAGTCCACCACCAATTATTTAACTCGTTATTCACAAGGAGATCATTGTACTTTCTTGCTTCATCAAATGTAATAGGTCTGACCTTGCATTTAAAACGAGAAAATTCTTCCTGCATGTCAACCGATGTCAAGTCAACAGAACATTCAACGATGTTTTCTTCACCAACCTCCGATTCAATAATTGGCTGAATATCTTCCTCGATAACCTTTCTAAGATTAGATTTTCTGTAGTCTCTCGTATCATCATCAAATACGATATTTTCCGCCATAAATCCTTTTGAAATTACTGCCGTTGTTTCTGCATATTCATTCTGATCAAGCACAATAAAATCATGATCTCCAATTTTGAACGTATCGCCCGGATGCAATTCACAGAGCTGGACTTTGCTTTTCTTCTCCTCTTCTTCAAGTCTTTTTACCAGTTTCCTTGCCATTTCCAATGTTTTACTACTCATTCTTTATCCCTCCATAATTTCCATATCTTTGTTATCAACAATCAGAAGAATATTCTGACTTTCGATCATATCAATTACTTTCTCTCGGTTCGCTTCATCCAAGCTCTCAACATCATCAATCCAAATAGGGCAACAGATTCCGCTCATTTTCTGAATCGAATTACAAATATCAATCCGTCCAATAATGCGGTTCCCTTTGTTGCTCATAGTAGTTAGAATTGACTTTCCGTCTACCATAGGGATGCAATCTGATTTATAACCGCCGGATTTTCCAATCTCAAACAGTTTCCATTTGACGATTCCAAAATTAGCATTTACGGCATCAGCCAATTTTGAGTTTTTCACTTTCTCCAAATCCTCAATCAAATGAAGAACCCTCTCCGCATCTGCCTGCTTCTGTGATTTTTCACGCTGCTCTTTTCGCAGAGTCTCTAATCTATCCTCGCAGTCGGAAGTATCTGCCTGCATCAGAAGCTTTTCGCATTCTGCCAATTCCGAACGGATTTCTGTCTCTTCTCCTGCCAACATAGTTTTCAAAGCCGAAATGTCATTGTATTTCTCAAGGAATTTCTCCTTTTCGGAAATCTCACTTTCCAACTTCTTGTAATCATCGGTGTCGGTAACGTTTCTTCTTTCTTGGGACAGATTGTTTTCAAGCTGCGCAATCTCTTCTTCCAAAATTTTCTTATCAGCTTCGTTATTTTTGTTTAATTCTTCTAATTTAGAGATTTCCTTGTTGTTTTCCTCGATTTCTTTCTTAACCTCCAAGCCGTCGCTCTCGATTGTTTTGATCCGCTCATTCTTTGACTTCTCAAAATCAGATTTCAGAGTTTCGATTTCTTCATCCGGCAACTCCCTGTGACACGTCGGGCATACAGTCGATTTCTCGTCGAATTGCTCTGATTTCAAAGACTGCCAAAAATTAGAAAGTCTTTCTCTTTCCTCGTTCAGTTTGATATTGTCTGCTTTGCAGGTGGAAATATAACGGTTGTTCGTTTGAATGACGTTCGTGAGGTTGATAAAAAGCTCTTCTTTGTGGTCGATCTTCCCTCTGATATCTTTCGTTTCCTTTTCGATTTCTTCGTTTGCTTTACGAACCATATCGTTAAGCCGGAATTTCATATCAAGGATATCGTTCGTCTCCTTATCGTAAGAATTCATCAACTTTTTATTAGAAGCCTGTTTGTCTTTGTTTTCTTTCAGACGTTCCAGTAAGATATTTTTCTGCAATTCCAATGCCGATACGTCCATTTCCTGCTTCTGCTTAATCTCCAGCTCTTTCTCTGCGATACGACCGGAATATGTTGATAATTCCTTTTTCATCTCGCTGATAACTGTTTTGTTCATTGACGTTATTTCATCCAATGTGTAATCAGACAACAACGGCAAAATCTCTTTCAAATCTTCGTTTCCTGCGGCAATATCGTAATCGCTAATGCTGTCCGTATGATTGAAAAGGTATTTCCTCATTTCATCCGGCTTCTGCGCGGTAAAAGCGTTAATGTTACAGCACATCTTGACAATGTCCATATCAATGCCGAGGTAACCCTTAAAGTCCTTGGCGGTTTTTGGAACGTCGTTGACAAAAAACTTGTTATCGTCCTTATAACTGCTGCCGTCCTTGCTGTGTGTCCGCTTCTGAACCTTTTTCATTGCGACGATTTTACCGTCAACATCAAACGTAGCCGATACAATAACATCTCCATCAACCGGCACTCCGCTTTCTTCCCGTCTTACAACCGGCTTCGGTGTCAAATCGTAGTCACAATCAAACAGGAGCCACATATAAGCATTCGCAATAGTGCTTTTGCCAACTCCGTTACGACCGATGATTCTGGTCAAATCGTTAAAACTGACCTTTTCGTAGCCATATGCCATAAAATTTGTCATTTCGATATCTAAAATCTTAATTTCCGCCATTGATCTCCTCCATCTTTTTATCCATCCTTTCTTTCCACGCCTTATCTTTTTCTTTTAATTTCTCCATAACTTCCTTTGCGCTAACGGTTCCTATGATGGTTAGCATCTGATTTACGTTGATATACCCCTCAAGCTCTATGAGACAAACCAAAACGTCAATCCGGCTTTCCATGCTAATCAATTCTTCATACCGCCACTTGTCAATCTCCACGGTATTCTTCTTGCACTCGCAAACCTTTTCTTCAACTCCTGTAACTTCTAACATTTACTTCTCCTTTCCCGGAAATACAATCTTTGTAACCTTTCCGTTGTTGATCACAAAACCAATGCCGGTAAAAGCACTGATAACTTCCAAGTCAATAATGGATAATTCATTAAAATCTACATTTACCATTTTTCTACATCCTTTCTATTTCAAACCGGAGCTTATCGACATATCTAACCTTTCCCGTGGTCTTGTTGATAAATCGAATATAAAACTCCATTTCCTCCAACAACAGCCAGTCATCGGCGTTCATAAAGTTGAAACTGCATAATTCACGCTGACGGCGGCTCAATTTCTTTGGTCTCTTTAACTGTGCCATCCCACAAATCACTCCTTGTCATCGTGTTTGAATCCTATGTACAGAATGATTGCCACAAATGCCAGCAGTTCAATTCCGACAACTGTTAAAACTCCAGCCCAAAACGGATTTATCCACATATCCTACTCTCCTTTCTTCAAAATCCTAACCTTGACAGTCTGAACGCCAAACTCTTCTGCATCCTTATGACTTTCAAAGTAAATGTCCAACTTGTTCCCTTTGATTTTTGCCCCGCAATCCTCGGCGGTAAATTTCCCGATGCCCTTTAGGTGTAGCTTTGTTCCATAAGAAATCACCTTCGGGTCAACTGCAATGGTACGCCCCTGCTTTGCTTTCGCTCCTGTCGCAGTCAATCTTCCCCATCTGCCGGAGCATTTCCGACAAGGGCAATATGCTGTCACTTTATACTTCTTCCAGACGATAGAAGCTTTCTTTTTCGGTTTTGCCTGCACGATTACTTCCTTATTATTAAGAAGCCCGTCAAACTGGCATCCGATATCCGCTACCATCAACAGCGGTACGACTACCGCCAACACAAACAGTGCTATTTTCTTTCTTTTCATCTTTCTTCCTTTCTAAACATTGATAACAAACTCGTTAAATTCGTTGAAACCGAAGCCCGAAACAAATCTACTTTCGATATCCTCCGGAACGTCTGTTATCGTGCCTTTGAATATCTGCTTCTCCTCCCCTGTTTCAAAAATAAAAACTTCGTCATCGTCGTACATATAAAGCTCCAACAGCTCTTTAACTTCCATCTTTTTCTCCTTTCATAAAAACAACTATTGCTATCAAAACCACCATTTCAAACAGACGGTCAATTACTTCGATATGGTCCATAGAATTACACCTCCATTTGCTTAAACTTATTAATAAAGTAAATCTGACCTTTACCGCTAACCTTTGTGGTTCGGGTAATTCTCACACTGCCATCGGGATTCTGAAAATTGCTTTCTTTCACCTCGAAAAGCCCCTGCTCGACATACCTTTGTTGCGGCATATTCCTTGATGAACCACTTTTGATTAAGTAGCCGTTGCTTCGTAACCACTCAAACAATCGTTTCTGCCCTATCTGGTAGCCGTTCTGACAAATCAGCTTTGCCAAATCACCAACAAGGATTGACGTCTTACTGGTTGCAACCGCATCAGCAAAAACCTCTTTCGGTTTCATACGCTGAATAATCCTGTCCCTCTCTGCGATTTTGTTATTGGCAACGACCAACGCCTTTGCCATCAGTTCTTCATCAGATAAATGTTCCTGCCCTTCAATGTAACCGCCGTTCTTTCTGATTGACGGTAGCACCTCGTCCATAACCCAACTTTCAAATCGCTCTGCTGACGGCAATTTCGACTTCATAATCAATCGGTACAAATCTCCCTCATTTATGTATGACATTGATTGTGTACCACTAGATGTAGGGGTGTCACGTTTCGTTACTCCCTTACAATGGTCCTTAACTGCCTTTCGAGGATTGGAATACCCAAGTGCTGTAGCCACATCCGTTGCTATAAAATACGGCTTTCCTTCAATTTGAAGTGTGCGGACATTTCCAAACTCTTCATTATTGAAAATCTGTAAATCTTCCATCTAATCTCCTTTCTGTGATATAATGTCCTAAAAAATTTAGGAGGATTTCGTATGCTTTTTAGAAATGATATAAAAATACTCAATATAATAAAGAATCAAAAGCCACAACTCCCAAACAACTTTTATGATTACAGAGACATATTCCAAGAATGCAAAATGCCACCAGAAAAATATATGATTTCTTTGAGAAATCTCGAAGAAAATGGGGCAATTTCCTTTGGGAACAAAGAAAAAACAGCATTCCTATTGGAAGGAAAAGGGTTGTATTACAGAGAATATCAATGGCATTGAATCCGAAAATACATTTTCGACAAATTGATCGACTTCATAGCCCTTATAATTTCCGTAATCGCACTGGTTGTCAGTCTTAATTAGCTTTTAGATTCTCCCAGTATTTCTCAAACTCCGATTCGGTACAATCCTTATGAATAACTACCATTTGATACCTCTTTCGTTCTTTAGGAGTTGTTTTCTTCTCTATGTACTCAATGTACTTTTTAAAGAAGTCTCTGCGACAATATGCCTTGTTATATCCTGCTGGCATCTTTCCGATACGCCTATCCCAAATCCCGTATTTCAGATTCCAGTAGATATCAAGAAGTTCATCCTTTGAAAAATTCTTAAGACTATAAATTTCCATCTTCCCTCCTCATTGTGATATAATCCTCTTATCCTAATAGAAAAGAGGTGAAACTATGGATAAGTACATCTCTGAATTTGCAGTTGCTAAAATCTGCGGATATGATGGTTCTTTCGATGATTTCAAAAAACTGTACGACCAATACTGTAATGAAATAGAACGCTCTGTCCCGCAGGAAAAACCGCAACCGGCAAAAGTCGAAGCTATTACAAATCCTTTCCGAAATAACTCTCGGTAGTAAACTGCTTCGCAATAGGAGATATGGCATTGAGAACCTTGATTGACAGCTTAATATCTGTCTCACCGGCTTTCTTAATGCCATTTTTGATATCCCGATAATCTTCTAAGATATCAATAGCAACGTGCTGTGCCATTTCTCCAACGCTCACAAATCGGTCATCCTCTTTCAGAGCAATAATGCTGTTCCCTGCATCGTCTGAAATTTTATACCTCTGCTTTTCCATATTTTCCTCCTTTCTACGCCGTCAGATATGCCAGCCGACCAACGACCGACAGCCTGTCCTTGACGTTCCTGTAAATTTCCTTGTACGGTAACTCCTGCTGTATGCCGTCCTGCACCATATTCAAAATGATGTTTTCCACAAACGACAGGTTCATAAGTTGCTGTGTTGTTGCTGTTTCCCTGTCTGTCACGCCTGCTGTTTTGTTTGCCAGTTTGGAATAAGTTACATACAGCATATCAGCGTGTTCACTGCCCTGTTTCTTTGCGTACTCGACTAACTGCTTGAGTACGTCCGTTTCGGCTTTTCGTGACAGCTTGCCGACCGACCGGCTTTCGATCCACGACTGAGACTGACGCTCACGGATGATTTTCTCCATCTGATTAAAGGCATTGATGTACTTCAACTTCCAATCAAGTGCCTTTTTCCCAGTAAATCCCATAACCAAAAGAGAAAATCCGTCACGGTTCATAAGATACATTGGATATTGTTTTCCCCTATTTTCATAGGTGGCTTCAAAGAAAAATTTCGCTCCACCATTTTGGACATTCACTTTTCCGATTAAATCAGAGTACATTCTTCTTATCTCTGAAATCAATTTGTCGTGTCTCTTTCCAAAACTTCTCGAAACATCCAAGCTGCTGCAAACCGCTTCTTCCTTTTCTAAGTAAACCAGTTCGTCCAAACTAAGCCTCCTTTGCTTCCTTATGCTTCTTCTCTTTCTGCTCTGCCATATTCTCTACTTTTCCGAGAATGTATCCCTTGTCAAAATCCGACATTTTAGGAATGGCGTCTTTGAGCTTCTCGACAATGTTCTTTTCCTTTTCACTCATAGGCTTTTACCTCCCCTCTTTGTTGATTCTAAAACAAGTATATGTCATTCTAAAACATTTGTCAATAAGTTTTTGTTGATTTTTTCAACAATGTATGGTATTCTATTATCAGAAAGGAGGGAATAGTCTTGAATGAGCGTATTAAACAAATAAGAAACACGTTCGATCTTACTCAACAGGAATTTGCGGATAAGATAAAAGTAAAAAGGAATACCGTAGCCACATATGAAATGGGAAGAAGTATTCCAAGTGACTCCGCAATAGCATTGATATGTAGAGTTTTTGGTGTTAGCGAGGATTGGCTTAGAACAGGAAGAGGAGAAATGCTTTCTAAAAGCACCAAAGACGAACAGATTTCAGAAATGTTAGGAGAAATTCAAAGAGGAGAAGAAGACAGTTTCAAACGCAGACTTGTTTCCGCACTATCTAAATTAAGCGATTCAGAATGGGATGTTTTAGAAAAACTGATTGATTCTATCGCTGAAAAGTAACAAAGAGCCACGGTAGGCAAAACCGTGGCTCTTTTTCATCCTATAAGTTTTTTTAGATAAGCGTATATGGCTTTTAGCCAGTAAAGGCTCTGACAATTATTCACCATTTCAATAATTTCCTGTTTCAATTCATCCTTTTCCATAAAATACCTCCATAGCCAATCTCCCCGTGACGATTTACCCCATTATAGAACGTATGTTCGGTATTGTCAATACTTCATAATCGGAGTAAAATTTTTATGTGCTTAAAATTTCGGGACGGTAGAAACGCCAATAACTACCGCCCCTATGCCAAAACTTGAAGCCCCCTCTTTGTAGGGGGTAAAACCATTATAGCACGCTTAATAGGAGGAGAAAGTATGATAAGGGATGAAAAATTGAAACAAATTTCGACAAAGTTGATTCGCTCTGACAAAGTGGACGATATTGCCACGCTACGCCGTAACGTGGAAATGTACGTTCAGGACCCAGATATCACGATACGGGATATTTCGGAACAGTCGGGCGTACCGATACCAACGATAAACAATCTGCTATACAAAGACAAGCAGGGAATACGGCTGTCTACCGTAATAGCACTGGCAAGGGCATTACAGGTCAGCATTGATGAATTGGTCGGCTGTCAGACCATGACAAAGGAAATGCGGGAAAGCGTAGAAATCTGCCGTGGACTACCCGAAAATGCACTGTTGTTAGTGCGGTACTTTATACGCCATCAGAAAATGCTCTACTCAAAAGTAAGTAACAAATCTAATTATATCTCTGTATTCGTTCCGAAGTATGAAAATGGAATCCTAGCAACTACCAACGTATCTGAAATGGTCAATTTAGAGAATTTTCCGTCAAATGTGAAATCCAAGGCTTATACGGGAATTAAAATTCCTAACGACAGTTATATGCCCTACTATATGGAAAATGAGATTGTACTGGTTGCCTGCGACCGTGAAGCTGTAAAAGGTGAGCATTGCATTATTACCAGTGGCGGCGGTATCTACATTGTAAAGAAAGAAATCAGTGTTCGGAACGGCAGGAAAGAGAAGCATTACATATCTCTTTATGGTGATTATGACATTATCCCCGACAGCAAAATTGACGATAGGATAGGTTATGTGGTCGGTTTTATCGACAGCAACGGAAAATGGGGCGTTCGGTGATTGAATTTTGGCAATAAAAAAAGAGGGGGCATATGCCCCCTCTTAATCAGATCTCTTTCAGTGCTTCTTCGATTTCATTTACACGTTTTCTCTTTTCTACACGGTTCTGGATATCTCCACCAATGGAATTGTATGTATCAGAAGCCCAGTCCTTTACAAATTTACCGACATTCTCCGCTTCACAATCCTGCAATCCGATAATAAGCTTTTCCATAGCCTTTGCCATTCGCCAATCACCGCAATTGGATGTGTTATGCTGTAAATCAGACTGCAAGCATCGAAGCTCCGCTTCTAACTCCTGTCTTTTTGCCTGTTTCTTCATCATTTCTTCAAATTCTTTTTCCATAATAGTTACCTCCAAACATTTCATTAAATTCCTTATCCAAATGGGTGAACAGCTATTATGAGAGTATAAACCGAGGACGCACACCATTCCATGTATTGCCTGCACCACCGTAGTACGCACTGCCAGTGTCGTTGCAAACGCAGAAACGAGAAGAAGACGCTACATCTTTAAGACAGTACCATGATGTCCGACTATTCATTGCTCTTCTACTATGAACAAAAAGCGGCAACTGCATTTTCGCAATACCCGTATCATATCCGCTGGATGACCAAATAGGGGAACCATAAACCTCAGCCTCACTCATAAGCACTGCCTGTCTCATGTTCCAAGCCCAATTATTACTGCATCCGTCAGCTGTTCCAAAACGATTTATGCCGGTTGCGTTGATACCGTTTGATAATAATTCATCTGTTGTTTTTAAATGGCTTCCAAACTCGGCATATAATTGCTGGTTGATTGTTGCTCCACTAGCAGTAGAGCCCTCTGTTGCGACTGCGCCCAAAACCGATTGATCCATTATTGACGCAACATATCCGCCCTCCGTTGTGTTGGTTGCGTTCATGGCGTGTCTACCAAAATGCTGTGTTCCTTCAAAGCCTTGACCAGGAATCATAACTGCATGATGATAATTTACATATTTACCATCTTCACCATTATACATCATAGTATCCAAACCTGCGATTGTGACATACTGGCTACCAACAGTTCCATTAGTCGAATCTGGACAAGTAATAGCTCTGGCCATTTTAATATAATCACCAACGTAAATGTCTTCAAAAAGCTCAAAACCATCTGTTCCGTTCAAACGCTTATAAAAGGTACCATCTGTAATATAAGATGTAAGATCTTTCGGAACAATTCTCGGAATATTGTGTGAAAAATTAGCTGTGTTCTTCACGTCAAGCACTGCATCTGCAACATTGTCGATTTTGTCTGAGTATTTTTGGCTGGCAACATCGTAAAAGGTATACTGCTTTTTGTATCCTCCCCTAACGACTGCGTTAAGTGTTACTTTCGTTCCGCTCTTAACAACCAGCGACACGGTCACTGTTCCGCTGTGAGTTCCCAGCTTTACACTTTGCGTTTTAGATTCATCCGTTCCGAGTTCTACGCTATTTCCTGCCGTGTCAGAAATTAAGTAATAAAATGTATTTGCCGACATTAAAGAGCTGATATTCCCTGCAAACCAAAGTGCATCACTTAATGAGTTTGATACGGAATAAAGCGGAATAGTGACATCTTCTGTAGCCGTCCCGATCACCCTATAGTAACTACCGCCAAAGCTAGTTGAATTTCTTGGCGTCACTTTAATTCCTGATGTTGTTTGAGCGGATGAAATAAGCGAATCAAGAATGTTCAAATTTACATCTTTTTTTTGAGCATAACTGTAATCTTCCCCTACAATATCATTATCAGAATCACTACTATAAGAATTGGCAGACCCCTTAACGATGATCGGCGGTGTCTTGATTTCCGGATTTCCAGAAACCGGCTCGATTTCTCGATAATAGTCAGAATCCGATTTGTCTGTGAAAATCCGAAGTTTTTTTGTTTGCAAAAAATCTTCCAGCGTCAATTTGTTCGTAAAATCCGAATAAACCGTCTTTGCATGAGCAAAGGCAAATACCTTTGTTGAAACTCCGTTAATGATTTTCTTCATCCATCCTGTTTTATAAGCCATAGTTGTTTACCTCCTAATCTGTAATATCTTCTCCAAGTTCTACTAAATTGTCTACATTTTCTCTCAAGTCAGCCACATCACCATTAAGGCTACCTGTATCACCTGTATATGGGGCAAAGTCATCATAGGTAGCTGAGAGGTTTGTTGTAAGCATTGGTTTAATAATTTCATTATTATATGTGACGCCCTCCACAGTTTGTACATTAAATAGAGTAATCAATGTGTCTTGCGTAACTGTAACTATATTATCTGTTACAGTTAAAGCGGTTACATTGTGGTATAGTTGTACACGCAGATTAACATAAGTTCTGGTAAGAGGTGTTAATTTAAAGTGTCCTACTTTATTTATAATAGGCGTATGACCTCCATAACTACCTTGTAAAAAAAAGTTTGCACCTGCACTAGCAGTACCATTCAATGTATAAGTACCATCCCCGTTATTGGTGCAAGTTACACCATTTACAGTGGTGGTTTCCAAAGTAGGCTTCAAAAGGTTTACAGTGGTTTCTGATTTATCTGCTTTTTCTTCTGCAAGCATCTTATTAGATGGGAAGTATGGTTCATACGATGTAGCTTCTGAACCTAATTCAATTTGCACATCTGTAAATGATGGCATTACTGTATTACCCTCAGAATTTTTAAAAAATAGCCACCCAGGATAAACTCGTTGATCCTCTGGCAAAGATTCTTTGGTGGTAAGTGTTATAGACTGTCTTTCTCCATTACATGTAAATGGTTCCGCAGTGATAAAAATAAATTCATTTGGATATCCAATATAATTACTAGCCCCAATAAACGAGATAGTATATGTTGTTGATGGTTGTAAATTTGCATCCACTGACAAAGCCGTATAATACTGCTCCGCAGTTGTAGCAATCTTATATGATTTTGCAAGATTTTTACCGCCAGCTACTTCTCCATAACCATTATCAGATATTCTTTTCTGTACTTCTGTATCATCATATACTGTATCAGTAAACTTTGCATTTTCGGGTACATCCGATTTTACAGTATGACCATTTACTGTTGCAGAATTTCCACCGTTTGCAGGTAGCTCAGTTGGGATTTCTGTCTTGTTTGCTTTTTCAGTCTGCAATGTCGTAATAGCACTCTTGTTATCCTTAATAGCACTGTTCATAGCACTGGCATCATTTTCATGACCAGAAATCCAATCACTAATTTCTTTTAAGGTATCATAATTTTCCGGAGCATCTGCCACAATCTTTGCCACTTCGTTTGATACAGTGCTTTTTACCTGCGTTTCGGTCTGATAATTGCTGTCGTTTGTCAATTGAGACACATTTGTTGGAATTAAACTCGGATTTGCCTTATTGCTTATGTCAGATTCCATTTCTGACAATTTTTTATCTAGCGTTTTGCTCCCATAAACAATAACAGCTTTTTGGTGAGTGACCGGATAAAAGTCATTGCCGTTTTTATCTGTGACCCATTGAATTTCCATATTTTGCACCTCCTAGTCGGTAATGTCATCCCCTAGTTCTACCATTCCATCAACGGTTATAATTAAATTATCTATTTTTCCTTTAAATTCCGGAGTATCCGCTTCTGAAAAATCTACAGCGGAATGACTTGTAACCTTGTTGCTTAACCTTTCATCATTTCCAGCGCACGCATCATCGGCGCCAATTCCAAGCGGTCTCCAGCTGTCGGTAAACAGTGCATCCACAGGAACATCTTTTTTCACATAATGATTCCCAATTTGCAAAACAAGATTGTCAAGATTGGTTTTATCTTCATCGCGAAAAGAGTTTGTATCCTCCCACGATGACCACTGACCCTGCGCATATACCCTTTCATACTTCTTAATTCCGGAAAAATCTGTTCTGCTGTTCTTATAAACAATTCCGGTTTGATAAACAACCGAAGAACGATTTGCGCTGTCCGTAGCTTGCAATACAATCCCAAAAAATGCAGTCCCATAATTTGCGGCATCGCTAGGAACACCATTTGCCGAAACGCTACTTCCATAAAATCCTGTGTAAAACTGTGTATTCCAATCTGTAATCTGAACACATTCTCTCGCCAACGCAAAAACATTTCTTTGCGAATCTGCATCGTATTCTACAGTAAGCCCACGACCAGCAATATTCATAGAATCTAAAATCTCCTGCTTCGCCTTACTCGCCTGCTGTGAGTAGTATTTTGCGTTATCGGCATCCTCTCCATCGCGGATGCCGCTACTGCCTATCGCATAACTTTGAGCCAATTTAGCATCGTTAGCGGCGTTTGTGGCACTCGTAGCGGCGTTGGAAGCATTGGTGTTAGAAGCATTTACATTGCTAATAATATTTGCGAGATAATTCTCCTCAAGATACTCTTCCGTTATACTTCCCTTTACAAGATCTGCGCTAACCTCATAACCATCCTCATTTTTCGTTTTTGTAAAAGAAATTCTAAGACCGTTATTAAAGTTGTAATCTTGAATGAGTTTACTAACATCGGCAGTCCACTCCGTTCCATCATCGGTAGTCATTGTGATAACGCCATTACTATCCATCGAAAAAGAAACAGGGATTTTTTCGACATTAAAATCAACGCTGAAGCTTGTTCCGTCAAAAAATTTAAACGTCAAAATTCCCGTGTCAGAATCCCAAGTAGGAGTTTCGGAAAGAAGCTTATTTGCTGACGATTTATCAAGTTTTTTAACCTCTGATTCCGTATGCGCAACATCAAGGTTTTTACACAAATCATCAATGGCTTTATCCATTTTATTAAGATTGCCTTTATCAATCGGAGTTTTCAAGCTTTCAGACTTGTTTTCCCAGTTGATTCTCAAATAGTCTACTTTTTGATAGTTTCCAGAAGAGTCTTCCCCGCTAGGTAATGTACCTCCATCCTGTAAATGCAGTCCCAAAAGAATTTGTGCCATATGCGAAATATCAGAAGATTTTGTTTCTGAATATACTGGTATCGAAACATTTGTTGACACACTGCCGCCAATAGAACCATATGCACCAAATGAAGCATAATACGTTGTCCCGTTATAATCAAAGCTCGCCGTTTTATTAGAAAGCGGATTTCCGTTATTGTAATTATCGCTGTATGAATAGCAATAAGCTTCTGTGTTTGAAACAATCAGAGGATGCCAATACGTTCCGTCATTAGCAATCATTCCAATCGCCCACCATTCTTCTGTATCCGTTTTTTTCTTACAAGCATACTGATTAGCATTCTGCCTTATGAGAAAAGTCCCTAAATAATCAGAAGAAAGCACTTTTTGAGGTTCGCTTATCGAATATTTACTGTCCATTATTTACCTCCTTTAAAGTTTTTTCCAATATGAATAATTAACTCTAATTGTTGCCAATGTTTTACTACTAACAACTGCGCTTATCGTTTGGTTAGTAGGTGCTATGGCAACGGTTCCTATTTCAAAATCTGCCGATTCCAAATCTCCATTGCACATAGATGCCGGCATTGTTTGATCCACTCCTGGTGCTGAAATAATTAAAACCATACTATTAGAGCTTAGTTCTTTTATGATGCTCCCGCATATAAGCTGGCTTCCATTGATTACCAAGGAATTTCCAGATATCGTACCACCACAAGCCATATCTCCTTGAAAAACCCCGTCTCCCTCTGCATTAACCGAGCCATTTGCGGATAAATCGCCATCAGCAGAAACGGAAGAATCAATTTTTACTATCGAAATGGGGTTTAGCGATGCATCATACCCATTTTCTTCAACGCGAATTTTCGATTCTATTTCTTGCTGTGTCGGCGTACCCATTTTGGTTGTATAAACAGTCTTTTTCAAGCTGATGCCATCATAAGACACCTTTGTTTCATCGCCGTTTTGATATGCATTTTTACTTCCGGTTCCGGAATTATCATCAAGGTAAACCGTCTTATACTTTGTCGTAGAAAAACCGTTTTCCGTATTCATTTCCGTATTAGTCCACTCGACAGTGGGAACGGAATCTAAGTCATCCGAAACGTCAACCCAATGTGCCCCGTTCCCAAGCTTAAACTGAAAAACTTCGGATGCAGACAGATTGAAGTAATAGTCTCCTATTTGCGGAGTAGAATCTAATTCTACCGTTCCACCGGGGACAGAAATATCTTTAGGTCTTCCTTCGCCAAAGAATTTTATGGCTAAATCTTCTCCGTTTATTTTTGCGCTTACGTTGTAATTGGATAATTTTATTAAACTTTCTGCACTTTTCGTGCTTTCAAGGTGAAGTTGACCGCCAACAAGCTCAAGTAATTCTTCCGCTGTCAAGCTTATGTTGTCAGAAGTGACGGTAAAATAATTTTTTCCGTCATCAGCATTTACGCCAAGCCCGACTTCGACCATCCGACCATTTTTATCAACCTTAAGGACAATCGCACTAGAAGTTTGCTCAAAATGGCTCTGCTCTTTTTTTCCCAGATCAATCACATCGACAGACAGAGCGTCTATTGATTTTTGGATTTCAAGGCTTTTACCCATATTTTGAATAAGCTCATCTCTCGTAGTCTGCTCATTCGCTCTGACCTTATTTCCTTTTGACGAAAACGTATCTCTTAGACCTTGAACACCCGTAAGCGTTCTTGAAAGAATAGGAGAGACAACTCCATCTCTATTTTTTACAAGAGAATACCAATCGCCAACGTCCATATAAGGCAAACCCTCAAGCGTAGTTTCGTTCGGTCGATAAACAAAGCCACTTAACACGCTTTGTATTCCTTTCCCGATACTTTTAAGCTCTTCTTGAGTTTTTCCGTAAAATAAAAAATTTGAAGAAATGATATATGGGTTACTTTCGTCATCGCTGGAAGCAACACCAATGTCATCGGCGGACGACTTAATCGTCACGCATGTGATAGGCATCGTTTCATATTCTTCAAATTTTGTATTGACATACTGCGATTTGTCTGTTTCTGCGCCGACATATTGAACGTTTGCTCCGCTTTCCGGGTATAAATCCTCTGCCGGGTATAAATCTTCTTCCGGGAATAACCCTGCCGCTTCCCTTGCGATTGCTTCCGCAAACTTACCGTTTCTATCAATGTAACCGAATGCTCCGTTTGCTTCGCAAATGCACTTCAAAATCATTACTCCTGTCAAATTCCCCTGCGGAGACAATGTCTTTTTTGCTGTTTCATCGTCGTTTATATAATTCCGTCCCACGAAATCAATTCCAAAATGATTTAAAATCTTCAATCGAAACTCGGCATATGAAATCGTTTCATTTTCCGCAAAAATGTTGTTATAAAACTCCGACACATCTTCTGACGCATCGTAAAGTGCGTCATATGCGATTATTTTCTTGTAATCCTTATCATCTACACACTTTGCACTATCGACACGATATACCCCCATAGGGATTGTTAAAACAGTGCTTCCTTCTGTATCTTCCACATCCATATAGCACTTAAATTCCAAGCCGGTTACATCCTTGTCCATTACTTCTGATACTTCAAATTCAATACTAGAAGCAATGCAACCGCCCAAAGACAACTCTTCATCGCTACAGATAGATTGAGTGATTGTAACACTTTCTTGATGGATGATTTCGTTATCAATCGTCAAGTTGATATCATCAAAAACCATCCGGTACCCTTTGTAATATCCAGAAGAGTAAAACATAGCTTTTTGTTCGTCTGTCAGATTAAGCATACGGCACCTCCTTAATACTCAATAAACTCCCACGAAATAGGCATATACGTTGGAACGCCCTCATAAGTCCCTCCGTACTGAAATTGAACGTCCGGAACATAAAAAAATCCGTGGTCATAATCGTTAGTCCATTCGTTGAAATACCGTATCCTTATTTTCTTTTCTGGCAATCCGGCACAATCTTTTTGTTTCATACCGGTGGTAAGTATATTCATAAAAGAACGCATAGTGGTGTTTTTCATGTAAATGGTCGAAAATGCAATTCCGTCACGCATATGCTTTAATACATTTCTTTTAAGATGACCGTTTGCGTTTACATAGCTGTCTAAGTCCTGCGCCCTGCCGGGTGTAATATTAAGATTGTTGGCGGCAATGTATTTATCAATCTTTGTATACTGATAATCACCTCCGGAATAACCGGTTGCTATCGAAACAAGACCTTTTGCTTTCTCAAATCCTGCCATTTTCTACCTCCAATTATTAAAGGTTAGCGGCTCTGAATAGACATAGCCGGAAATAAAAAAAAGCGGTGTTATCCGCTTTTTTAATGCTTTTTTGAAATCAAATTCTAAAACTTTAATTTTTTTATTGTTTTTTCCTTAAAATAATCTCCATTTTTTCTGTATTTCAAAGAAAACTCTACGCTTTTCGGATTTTCAATGCCTTTCTTGGATGTCAGATCCGAAATATCTGCTGTTATAGTTGTTACTGATTTAGGATATACGCATACATCTTGTGTGTCGAATAAATAGTCTGTTTCCAATGCCCATCCATCAACGGAAGCGTTTGTAAAATCCAAATTCGCATAATAGTTATTATTATTTATAACTGAGAAAACGAATTTATCAGAATCTAATTTTTCTTTCAAAATTACAAATCCGGATTTCTTTTTGGAACCTTTACCGCCGGAGAATTTATTTTCTCCTTTGAAATTATTCGTTTTGATTCTTATCTTTTTAGTGTAAAAATCTCTGTAATTTTTCGCATCATCGTACGCCCATATTACCAAATCTACATACTGTACTTTATCACCTTTAGACAGCCATCCATCTTCAAAGTCAACATCCATCGTCCCTTTTTTACCGCTTGGAACACTTGTAGAAAAACTGTATATATTACAGTTAGTCATTACTCCATTGATAGCCATAGAATGAATGTCAAAAGAAAAGTCTTTTTTGCTGTTGTTTTCTATGTCAAAAGAAAATCCTTCATCATCGCCACTTGTTATTGCTATATTGCACTTGTGACCGCTGTATATTTTTTTCAAATCATATTCTGTTTTCTTCTTTTCTTCGTTCTTTGTTTGCTGATTATCGGAAACTGTCTCTTGATTATAGTTTTTCCCTGCATCGTCATTATCGTTATCGTCTGTTATCCAACAAAAAAATCCAAGTACACAAATAACTAAAACGATGCTCCAAAGACAACCATGCTTCTTTTTCTCTTTTTTGATTTTCGGTGCAACATTTTGTTTTGTTGGCGATGGCTTCCAATCACTTTTCGGATTAATTTTCAGCCCATCATCTGTTTTCTGATTACTTTTCATAGAATATCCACAATGAGGACACGTTGCCGCTTTATCTGATACATCCCCGCCGCACTCCTTACATTTAATAATCATAGTATTTCTCCTTCCTGTTTTTAAAATTTACCCTATTATACACTACAAACAACAGATTGTCTATGCATAAAGCGGTCTGCCGTTTGATTTCTTAAATCTTTCGTTTGCATCGGTCGTAATTCTGACAATGTCACCGTCAGATACGCCCTCGACATAAAGAGCCTGTCCGTTTCCGCTGTTCATTTTGTTGATGGCAACAACCAGACTTGTAAGCACCGGAGTCATTACATTGTAAACAGCATCCGCAACGCCCTTAGATGTCGATGCAATAATCTGGTCATTGTTGATTACTTTTGTTCTATTGCCTTGCCTACCGACAAGCTCCGGTTTGCCGTTTTCTCTCGCATAAAAAAGCTCGCCCATTTTAGGGGTGCCACCATTTTCAAACGTAGCAATGTGATTGATGTTAAACCCAAGCGTTTTACCACCTAGAGCCTTTGGCAATTTCAATGAAATCTTATTGAGGTTATCAATGATTTTGCTGTTGATCCATCGTATCAGCGCGTTAATTCCACTTTTTAAAGTGTCCATAGAGAATATGCTTTTAATTTTTAAAGCTTTATCTCCCCACCAATCCTTAACATTTTTCCACCATTTAGATATTTCGCTGGCTTTTGTCGAAAGTTTCGACTTGACCGATACAGCCTTATCTCCCCACCAGTCTTTTACGTTACTCCACCATCCTGCAACTTTTTCTTTTGTCGCTTCAAACTTTGTCTTTACCTTTAACGTCTTTTTGCCCCAGTAATCTTCAACGTCAACCCACCAGTCTGCAAGACCTTGTTTCCACTCTTCCGGACTGTACGTGAATAAATCTTTGAATTTAAACTTGTAAGCATATTTTTTCTGCTCATCGGACATAATAGCTTCTCCGATTGCCTTTCCTATATTCCATCCGACAAATGCCGCACCAACAGCAGCGGCTACGCTTGCCAAAATACTTGCCGCTGTAGCAGCGGCTCCGCTCGAAATAAAAGTTCCTATTACTGATGGCACTTTCGTTATGGCTTTTCCTATTCCTTTTGCTGCCGCTTTTGCAATCGTTCCAACGCCTACGCTTTCTACACCTATAGCTTCCGCTATTTTTGTCATCACTTTTGTTGCAAGTGTTTTAAAAATGGTTTTTCCAAGTCCTGTGAATTTAAGGATTCCAAAAATACCGATAATTGATGTTTCTATCGGTGCAGTTTCCATAGACCCTTTAATTGCTTTTGCAATAGCTTTTCCTATAGCAAGTGCCAGTTTTGCCAAGTCAATAGCAACTTTACCGAAATCTATTCCGGAAAGAAAATCACCGATGCATTGACCGACATAATCCCAATCAACAGTATTAAGAGCCGTTGTTATCGTGGTCACAAATCCACTGAAAGTATTACTTATTGTTTTTCCAAGCTTTTTCCATCCGCTTTTTCCGAATCCCTTGAAAAATCCGTTTATTCCATCTCCTATCTTTGTGCCTAAATCTTTCCAAGTCTCCTTATTAGATACCAAAGTATAAAGAGCATTTACCATAGAATTGACAAGTTTTCCGAAATTTTCCCCGATTCCTTTAGTATCAATCCCCTTTATCAGCTCTCCTATGCGTTTAGCAATCAAATCCCAGTGAATGCGATTTAATGCTGATGTTATTGCTGTAAGAACGCCATTTGCCATATTATTAAATGTATCAGCAGTAAGACCAGCATCCCACGTTGTGAAAAATCCGTTAATTCCAATTCCCAAATTTCTTCCAAATTCACCCCAACTAAAAGTTGTCGCAAAGCTGTTTAAACCAGTAAGGACTGTATTCAGAGAATTTGCAATAGTGCTTCCTAAATCAGAAAAAAGTCTTGCTCCCTCGCCTCCTGCAAAAAGTCCGTTAAGAAACGATGCTAACCCCGTTCCAAATCCTGCTGCTTTTTGATAAATGGATTTCCAGTCAATATCCTCCATAGCCTTTGACAAAGTTGTTGAAATCTTCTTACCAAGCTTTTCAAGTGTATCAATATCACTTTCAAACTTCTTGAAAATGCTGTCTTTCTGCTTCCACTTTCCACCGCTTCCAGAGCCGATGTTAGACAGCTCACCAACGCTAGTGCCACTGCCATTTCCTGTGCCGTCATTATCTTTTCCTTTTGAGGATGTAAGGTTATTCAGACGGTCAAAGCCTTGTAACTGCTTATTAAACTCTTTTTGTGCCTTTGTAGCCTTTTTAGTAGCATCAGCTGTATCGTTTGCTCCGTCAGCGGCATCTTCCATATCATCCTTGTAATTTTGAGTAACGCCGCCGCCCTCTTCATATTCCCATCCGAAAATCTTTCCAAGTGCGTCTCTGGCTGATTTTGCAAACTTATCCAGCTGAACCAAAGTGCTGTTCATGGCTTTTACAAAAGGCTTAAAAGCGTTAATCGCAATTTGACCAATCGTAGAACCTAACTGCTGAAAATTTTGTTTCAGCATACGGGTTTGGTTTGCCCAGGTATTAGAAGTCCTAGCAAAATCCCCCTGTGCGGCACCTGTTTGTGAAATCACATACTGATAGCGGAGCATTGTCTTTTCCGCTTGTGACATAGATTTAATATTTGCATCTATGCCCTGCTTATGCGCCCACTCTTGAAGAGTTGCCTGTGTAAGGTCGATTCCGTATTTTCTTAACGGTTGTGTCGTGCCGGTAAACACTGACTGCATAGACTTGGCAACCTTTTCCTGATCCTCATTATAAAAAGATGCCATATCAGCAGACAGCTTGGTCAACTCTACAGACATTCCAGACATTTTCTTTTGCGAAAATCCGACTGCTGTCCCCATTGCTTGGAAACGTCCGGCGATCTGCTTTGCTGTCAATTCAGACATACCGTAGTCTTGAATGGATGTTTTTGCCAAGTCTTCAATCTTGCTTTTATACTTTCCGAATCCAACGTCAACGACATTCTGAACCTCTGTCAAATTAGAGGAATAGTCCATTGCAGACTTAAGACCATTAAAAGCTCCCTTTGCCGCATTTACTCCAATAACAAGCTTTGTTAGTTTGGATGCAATGCCGCCAAATCCGCTACTTAATTTTCTTTGAGATGAAAAGCCGCTTTTCATTCTGGCAAAGAAAGAACCGATAGAAGCACTGGAAGCCTTAATGTTTTTGCCGATATTAGAAAAAGCCGCAATCATACGGCTTTGGAAAGTACCGGCATCTTTTCCGGTTTCATTCAGTGTTTTTTTGTAAGTCTTAAGCTCCGATTCTGCCTTTACAAGCTCTTGGTATGATTTATCAAATCCCTCATTTCCAAAACCAATACCGGCAGATTGCATCTTTTTAAGGTTTGCCCTTAATTTTCTGACTTTCGCATCTAAGCTGTCCGTTTCTGCAATATCAGTAGTGATGCCTTTTGCTTTCTGATTAAGTGCCGCCTTGTATCTCTTAGCTTCGTCTGTGACTTTTGTCAAAGTCATATATGCGGCATCCCATTCAGAAGTACCCATTCCGAGACCGCTTTGCTCTACGCTTGCCAAATACGATTTAGCGTCCTGCACCATAGCGGTATATCTTGAAATACCATCCAAATTCGGATTAAGACCGGTTTTTAACTCTTCCTTATAATCGCTTACCTTTTTATTAAGCTTTTCAACAGCTAAATATGCATCGTTCCACTCTTTATCTCCGGCAGAATATCCTTGGCTAGATAATTCCTTAAGACGTTGCTTTGCATTATTAAGAGCATCACCGTACTCGTTTGTACTCTTTTCTGCTTTTTTAGTTTCTTCAATGGTTTGCATCAAAGAATCAGAATATCCAACTGCTGATTTCGGAATATAGGAAGTCTTTGGTTGTGCAGATTTGGTATCTTTTATACCGCCATTATCGCTACGGTTAATCTGAATCTGCTTTTGTGATGTTGCCATTTCTTTCATTTTCTTTGAAAGAACATCCATTTTGTTAATGGTTTCGGCAATATCGTACTGCATATTTACAAAGGAGCTTTTACCAGTAGATGCACTACCGGTAGCCAGTGCCTTTTTCTCTTTTTCTGATAAATTATCCAGCTTCGCAGAAAGCTTTTCATACTCTTTCTGTAATTGTACGGTAGACCCCTCAAACTTTGCGTCTTTTCCAATTTCAGAAAACTTTTCCTGTAATGCGCTAATAGCAGACATTCCGGTTTTTGTATCTACATTGACTTTTGTCTTTCTCTTTCCGAGATTTTTTACAGACTTATCAATTCCGTCAATAGCGGCTTTGGCGTCTTTCAGACCGCCATTTTTAGCGATACCATTGATATTTTTAGCAAAATTACCAAGTGCGGATGTATCAACTCCTCCAATAGCAGAAGATACCGCACCAAGCTTTTTTATAAGGCTATCAAGTGCGGCATTTGCCTTTTTCGCACTCGCTTCAATTTCTAATTCTAAGCTTTCCTCTGTAGCCATTACCGCACCCCACTTTCACTACTGCGCTTTGTTATATGCCAAAACAGCGTCTACGATTGCCTGTGCAATCTTATCCTTTGACTTTTTGTAAAGGTCAAAATCGTCTGGATCGGTTACAAAACATACCTCAATCAGCAATGCCGGTCTGTTCGTTTGATTAAGGAACCAAAGATTCTGCGTAGCCTTAACCCCGCGATTTGTAAATCCGATTTTTGAAATCTTATTGCAAATCCTTTTAGCCAAATCGCCACGAACGCCGTCTGTTTTTCTCACCCAAACCTCTGTGCCAACATTTTTCTTATCTCTCATTTTTTGGTGGTTTGCTGCATTGAAATGGATTGAAATATCAACATCTCTTTTCTTTGAATTGCACTTTGCGCAAATCTTACGAAGAACGTCATTTTGACTTGTCCCGTTATTGACCGTACAGTTGTACGCCTTAATTCCATTCTTTTTCAGAAGCTTTACTACCTTTTTTGTAATAACTCTATCTTCTTTGCTTTCGTCGATGTAATCACTGGCACCGCAAGCAATCTTACCCTGCGGATTATGACCGCCGTGTACCGTTACCGCTGTAATCTTTGCCAT